CCAACTGTGTGCGTAGGTTATCTGACGATCTTAGCTAAAAGCAGTTTGCCTAGAGTAACGATTACTCAAAATAGGTCTTTCAATATCGTGCAGACAAGGACAATCAAGCCTAACCCATCCGCTTAATGTTCATTTGCGGTACCACGCGTACATAAGCAGGAGTGCTCAGCATCTTAGTGCTGGTCCAGACATCTGGAACAAATGTTAAATCTAAGCCGGGAGTAATCCTCTGTAGATACTCAACATCGGCAAAGTTCGCCTCCTTTCTGGTGAATCTGTGTGCCTCGGAAACGAGCTGGTACATTCTGGGGTGTGCACCACAACTCGCCCATGCCAAGCCAATTGATCTGCCCTTCATTCTGGGCCAGTCGTTTGGTTGACGTTCCGGGTATAAGAACTTAGCTACAAGTTCTTCTTCAGGACGAATCGGTGAACCATGATTATTTGAATAACCAAGGAACTTGACCTTATTCGGATTCCTGGTGACGGTGGTCTTCTCAACGTTGATCTCAACACCAAACAGCTTGTAAGCTTCATCAGCAAAGCGTTTGATAAATTCATCTGAGTCATCGTCGGATAAGTGAAGCACCAACAATCCATCGTCTCCAAGGACGAGGATGTTCTCAAGTAGATGTAACAGCCCAAGACTAAGCAAGGTTGCATATATTACGAAGACGTTTGCAAAACTTCCTAAAAGTTGGGTCCAAAGTGAACCAGATGGGATGCCAGAATAACTGCGCATGTAGCGTTCGCCACTAGGCGTAGCAATTGGTCCATAACAAAAGTTCCAGACCATTCGATCCCAAGCCTTCTTAAGATCCGACTTAACACGGCGATAACCATAGCCGTCCTGGTGAGCATACCAGTTCAAGTCAATCTGTGGTAATATAACGTTATTGAATATGTGCTTCGTTAAACTAATACGAACGGATTTGTCCCACTTCTTCCAATCGATACAAATGTAGATCCTTCCTTTGGTAAGCATACCATTAACGACGTGCATTCCACCTCTAAGGGTTTCGCAGCCGTATGCAATGTGTGAGTCAGACTCCTTCAATATGTCGAAGAATTCCTTGTAAAACATGGCTTCAAGTGCCAAGTGGGGAAAGGGATAACCGTAAACGGCTCGGATCTTTGACTTATCATCAACGGTGGTTAGGTGAGATCTTGCATTAATGTTAATGTCATAAATCTTAACCGTCTCCAGCGCTTTAGAGTCATGTTTAATCCTGTGCTCCCAAATCTTATTATACTCACTGTGAATAGGTTGATCATTAAATAATTGGACGACGTGGTCTCGCTTTTGATGCGACAATCCATCGTTCAGTCGTCGAAAAGGCTCTTCAGCCGAAGAACCAAGGTTCCAGTCATACTCTAAACCATGATACCAATGACGTGGATACACAGCATGACTCCAATTAAAATTGGTGTCAATGACCTGCTGCGTCACGTACTTAGCTTCAGGAGAACTGAAGTCGTAAAGTATCTCTGATGAGAACTTATTCATCTCAAAGAAGTCCTCAAGTGCAGTCGCTTCATCCATTGGGGCTCGTTTATAAGAGTCAGCAATGTAAGAAACATATGAAGAGGAGTAAACCTTCGACGCTATCTCAAGTGATGCCTG